CTATTGCGGCTGCACGTTGGACGGCAGCTGTTGGGCCGTCGCACGAGACAGCTTCTGGCGCTTCGTCAAAACCGGCTTCTCATAGATCTTTTTCATCAATTCCCCCGTTAGAATATTAGCAGGTACAGATTGGCAGGGTCTTGGCGGCATTGTCAATTGCATCCGACCGGCTTCCTGCAATTGCCCCCGGCTCCCGAGAACAATGATTGAGCCTTTCCCGCGATTGACAGATCTTTGCACGACGCACTAGAGCATGGGCGCTTGCGTTCGTGTCGGCACGGCTTCGCGGCCGGCAGGACGAAGCGCCTCGTGAAGATCACGATGGAGGGATGGCCGAGCGGTTTAAGGCACCGGTCTTGAAAACCGGCGTGGGCGCAAGTTCACCGTGGGTTCGAATCCCACTCCCTCCGCCAACAGCCTTTCCCATTCTTGTTCATAGATTCCCGCAAAGCCTTGTAAACTCTACGTTTAAGGCGTCTTCGCGTTGCCATGCTTTGCCAGCCCATGCCGCGCCTACCCGGTGGAAGTCGGGTATAAAACCGGGTATCTTTCCTTTGAACCGGGTATTTCAAGGGGAAGGCACCATGTTGACAGACACGCAATGCAAGGGCGCGAAGAAGGCGGACAAGGCCTACAAGCTTACGGATGGTGGCGGCTTGCATCTGTTCGTCAGCACTGCGGGCGGCAAGCTGTGGCGATTCCGGTACGAGTTCGGCGGAAAGGAAAAGCTGCTTTCGTTGGGCTCTTACCCCGACGTTTCGCTGGTGGCGGCGCGCAAGGCTCGCGATGAAGCCAAAGAGACGCTGAAGGCAGGCAAGGATCCGAGCATCACTAAGAAGCTGCGGAAACTCGCCCACGTCACCAGCACGGCCAACACCTTCGAGGCAATTGGGCGCGAGTGGTACGAACTACAGAAGCCGCAATGGGCGGAACGGCACGCCAGTGATGTGCTGGTGAGCTTGGAACGTGACGTGTTCCCGACCTTCGGCAACGTCCCGATCAAGGACATCACGGCCGCCGAGGTGTTGGCGTTGCTGCGGCCGATCGAAAAGCGGGAAGCCAAGGAAACGGCTCGCCGCATTCGTCAACGTATGTCCGCCATCTTTGTCTATGCCGTGGCATCAGGGCGAGCCGACAACGACCCGGCTGCCATCGTCAAAGGCGCAATGGCGCCGATGAAGAAGGGCAAGCAGCCCGCCATCATCGACTTGGACAAAGCGCGCGAAATGCTCGCCAAGGCAGAAGCCGAGCCGGCACATCCAGTGACCAAGCTTGCGCTGCGCATTCTCGCTTTGACCGCCGTGCGACCCGGCACGCTGGCAACAACGCCATGGTCGGAATGGCCCGTTGGCGACGACCTTTGGCAGATACCTGCGGAACGCATGAAAATGCGCCTGCAACACAAGGACGACGAGGCGCGCGACCATTTTGTGCCGTTGTCTCGACAAGCGGTGGAAGCCATCGAGGCGCTGCGCACGATATCGGGCCGCGGTCCCGTCGCCTTCCCCAATACCCGCCATGCGCACAAGCCGATGAGCGAGAATGCTATCGGTTATCTGCTCAATCGGGCCGGGTATCACCACAAGCACGTCCCGCACGGCTGGCGGGCGACATTCTCGTCCGTGATGAACGAGCGGTTCCGGGCCGATAAGCCTGTAATCGACCTCATGCTGGCGCACGTACCGAAGGACAAGGTGGAAGGCGCCTATAACCGCGCGCTGCATCTAGAGCGGCGACGGGAATTGGCCCAACTATGGGCCGACCTCATTCTGGAGGGAGCACGTCCAGCCCACGAACTTCTCGTCGGGCCGCGACGATAAAAAATGCCCGGCAACCGCGAAGACGGCACCGGGCAAAACATTCAAAATCCAACGGAGTATATAGTTGCAAACGCAACAATCGTCAATTCGCAAATATCCGCACGAACTCTTTTCTGAAGGCAATTTCAACGAGCTAGGAGACATCTATTACGGGTTATATGACCGCCTTCTCGATTGGGGACACGGCGTAATCAACATCGTTGTCGCGCCGGCCATGGGAGATGGTCTGCCCGATTGGGATCGTGCCGAACCGGCCAATTTGGAACAGCCTTCAAGCGATAGCGGCCCAGCCGATATGGCAGAGGTTCGACGTTGGGCCATTCTTGTCGACAATATCGAGGCTTGCGACCCGGCCACGTCCATCTTGTTGTGGATCGACCCGAACGATAGCGGCTGCATGATGCAGCAAGTGGCCGGGCCTGAAGCGGACAGCGACATCGCGAAGCGCATCATTGGCCGCAGCATCGATGCTAGTCCGCCAGCCGGCGAGTACAAGCCGCCGAAGCTGACCGGGAGCTTACAAGGGGCCGCGCCCAAGCCTGCCAACGATAACCACGGCATCCGTCTGCTTTCATTCTCTGAATTCAAGGCGCAAGAGAATTCGACTGCCGACGCACTGATAAAGRGTCTGGTGCGCACCGGCACGCTGATTGCCATCGGCGGGCGCCCTGGYGCTGGCAAGACGGCCTTGACCCTGGCGATGGCGGATGCACTGGACGCCGGCAAGCCCTTTATCGGACGCGAGACCAAGCCCACAACGATCGTGGTGATTGCGGCCGAAGACGGCGGCGACGTTGCCAACCGGCTCGAGGCCATGGGCAATGACCGCATCAAGATTGCCAAGCTGCCCGAAGGCTTGCCGCTTACGAAGCCGCAGAAGGCCGCCGCAGTAGCGCGTGAAGTGGTCCGGCAAGCGAAAGCATTGGACCCCGACCGGCACGTTATGATCGTGGTTGACACGCTGCGAGCGGCGCTAGGAGGCGTTTCCGTGCTGGAGGACAAGACGACCTCCCCCGCTCTCAATGCTTTGCGTGAGGTGGCTGAAAGCGAGGGCGCTGTGGTCGCCATCCTCAACCACACCAACCGTGAAAACAACAAGGCCACCAAGGGCGAAACGCTAGAGGCTGTCGCCGCGCTGGAGCTTGTACTGCTTGAAGGCGAAGGCGAATGGTTCACGATCTATGTTGGCAAGAATCGCAGCGGGCCAGGCCATCGCAACATTGGCAAGGTTCGCTATACGTCGGCCAACGTGGGCGACGTCACGGCTGCCGTAGTTGACGAGATCGTGGCTGACGAAACAATCAGCGACGAGCCGAAGGAACGCGGGCCGTCCGATAATGCCAAGATTTTGCAGGGCATTATCCAGACTGCAATCCTTGAAGCGCGGGCATATCATCAGCCATTCGGCGCGGAAGGGCCGCGCGTCAAGTTCGTGTATGTCGATGATGTTCGGGCCGCCTTCTATGCTCGAAAGGACGGCACGGCAGACACCAAGAAAAAGGCGTTCGGTCGCGCTCTGGACCATTGGCTGCGCAACGAGTGGATCGTTCGCGGCGAAGACCGGGACAGCAAGGGACTGCTGTGGTTCGCGCGTGCTGCTGATGAGGTGTCGGGACAGGGGGACGGGACACCCCCTTACCAAGCATCTGTCCCGTCTGTCCCTCAAGCAGAAGGGGACGGGACAGGACAGGTAGATAGGAACTGTCCCGTCTGTCCCTCTTTCGACATGCAGGAGGCCGCGTAATGGCAGCGTGGCCTTACAACACCGGGGCGTGGCAGCGCTTGCGCCGTGCCAAGCTGTCATCGCAACCAACGTGTGAGGCGTGCGAGAAGCGCGGCAGGACAATGCTTGCCGTTGCCGTCGACCACATCGTGGCAATCAACAAGGGCGGAGAGCCGTTCCCTCCCCTCACCGGACTCATGTCGCTTTGCGAGCCATGCCACAACAGCAAGACCAACGCCGTCGACCATCCTAACGCATCGGGCTTCCGGCGCGCGCTGAAGGGCTTCGACGCGGAAGGCAATCCGCTTGATCCCGAAGGCTGGATCGCACCAGCGGCCCGCCCTGTGGCGGACAGCGGCAAGCCGGGGGCCTTCGCGGGACGGCGATCGACCAGCATTGGACCGGCGGGGGCCACTCGAAAATACTTAGTTTCACAATGCAACCAGTCGGAGGCCGACCCATGGGTTTAAGGGGGCCAGGCGCAAAGCCAAAAAAGACCCGGAAAGCGGCAAACGATAACCTGCGCACGGTGCTGCCATGGGAGGTTGAAGGCCTCTCACGGCTCGAGCGCGTCGTCGCATTCTGCAATGACATGCGCGTCACGCAAGGCAAGCTCGCCGGCACCACGATGCAACTGCGCCAGTGGCAGATAGACGACATCCTGGCGCCTATCTATGCCGAAGACGAGGAAGGCATCCGGCACGTTCGAACGGCTGTCGTCAGCATGGGGCGCAAGAACGGCAAGACTTTTCTGTCCGCCGCGCTTGCCCTTTGCCACCTGGTCGGCCCGGAAGCCGAAGAGCGCGGAGAGGTGTATTTCGCCGCGATCGACAAGTTGCAGGCGGGCAAGGCGTGGGCTGAAGCCAAGGCCATGCTTGACGCGCATCCCGAGCTTTCGGAGCGCGTCAACATCATCCGCTTTAGCAAGGAAATCGAGGTTATCGGAGACTGTCAGGGCAAGGGCAGCGTATTGAAGGCCGTCAGTGCCGATGCGGATAGCAAGCTCGGCATGTCGCCTTCATTCGTGCTCTGCGACGAGGCCGGATACTGGCCGAACCGTGACCTGTTCGACGCCTTCGATTCCGCACTTGGCGCGCGTGACAATCCGCTGATCGTCGTCATCTCGACGCAGGCGAAGGACGACACGCATTTCTTCTCCGAAATGCTGGACTACGGCCTGCGCGTGAAGGATGGCGAGATCGAGGATCCGACGTTCCACCTGACGCTCTTTGCGGCCGGCGAGAAGGACGACCCGTGGAGCTATGAAACGTGGGAGAAAGCCAACCCGGCGCTAGGCGACTTCAACAGTACCGCGCAAGTCGAGCGCATGGCCGCGCAGGCGAAGCGCATTCCCTCGAAAGAGGCCGACTTCCGCAACAAGGTGCTCAACATGCGCGTGGACGGCACGGTGCGGTTCATTGCGGCGCGCGAGTGGAACGATTGCAACCTTGGGCCGATCGATGACAAGGCGCTGGAAGGCCGAGAATGCTTTGGCGCTTTGGACCTGTCGGCGGCACGCGACTTGACGGTTTTTGTCCTAGTGTTTGCCGAAGACGATGGCAGCTACACGGTGTTGCCGCGGTTCTTTCTTCCCGAGTTCGATATCGACGGAAAGAGCGATACCGACCGCGTTCCCTATAACGTGTGGGCGCGGCAGGCGGACGCTCGCTTAACCTTGCTTCCCGGCAAGGTCATCGACCCCGCGCTAGTGGCCGAACACATCGCCGACGAGGCGGCCCGCTTCAATATCCAGGCAATCGCCTATGACCGCTGGCGCATCAAAGACCTTGAGCGAGAGCTTGAGAAGCTTTCCGTTGTGCTGCCGCTTGTGCCGTTCGGCCAGGGCTACAAGGACATGAGCCCTGCCGTGGATGTTCTTGAAGTCACAGTGGCACAGCAGAAGCTGAACCATGCCGGCAATCCTCTGATGAAGATGTGCGCCGCAAACGCCGTCGTGACCAAAGACCCCACCGGAGCGCGCAAGCTTGATAAGTCCAAGGCGGCAGGCCGTATCGATGGCATTGTGGCGCTCGCCATGGGGCTAAAAACTGCGCAGGGTCACGCGGAAGAAACGTTGCCGGCGTGCTTGTTGGACTTGGCGGCCTAACCGCTTTAACGGTTTAATGCCGCTTAAAACAGTAATAGACAAAGCAACATCGGAAAACCTATAGTTTCTTTGCGCCAATGGTGGCGCCGAGGGAAGAAAATGGACAGTGGGCTTGTGGAAATTATCGGCACAGTTATTGTTGACGAAGCTGAACGCGTGCTTGTGCAGATTGGCGAGACCAGGGTTTGGCTACCTAAGGCCGAGGTGATACCGCTTCCGGCAGATGATGAGTGAGAAAGGGACTTGGGAATGGCTGAAGTTTTTGCCGCAGGTGTTCAATACAACGACTGGAAGGGCACCTCAGCGGCTGACGATTCCGATGATTTGGGCGTGCAATCTTTCTTCCGTAATCGTGGCGTTCCCGACCACGCCTATGTCGTGGCGGTTCGTGCCTACTATCTCTCTGTCGATCCCGGCAATCTGACAGTCCGGGCCGTGTATGCCGATGGAGAGGGCTTCGATAGCGTCAACGCTCAGATAGAGTCCGACGACGCTCTGCAGTTCAAGGAGCTGGACATCGAACTAACGTTTGCTGAATTCTTCAGCATGTTCAAACGACTGAGCATCGTGCTCCCGCGCGAGGGGCTCGGTCTTGATGGTCGAGAATACAGCATCCAAGAGGCGTGAAATGGGTATTGCCACGCGGCGGCTTTGGCTTCCGCGTGGCATCTCCATTTTTGATGCGCCAGTTGGAATTTTCGACGTAGAACACTATATATAGGTGTAGGCCGCCGCGAGAGTGTTATTTTTGCCACCGTTTTGGCCGAAGGCATAAATTCCGACATATGTCAACCACTAGATATTGACATTTGGATGGGAAATGTGCTACTATAACTTTTTGAAAGTCGGATAGCGATTCGACCCGCGCCACAGGCGCCAGAAGCACCGCGCAAGGCGCGGATAAAGAGAAACCGGCCACTGAGGACCGGGAATGATTTTGGGAGTGGCAGCAATCGCTGCCGGGGGAGTTCAAATCTAGAAAAGTTTCAGCCTGCCGGCATCTGGCCGTGCGGGCTTTTCGTGTTTCCGGAATCATATCCGGAAAGCCCCGTAGGTACCTGCGGGAATCAAACGGGCCGGCACCGCCCTAGGAAGCTAACGCCGACCCATTCATTACCAACTGTCCATGGAGACAAACTTTGAACGTTCATCACTATCAGGAACAGCGTGCTGGCAAGATCGCAGAAATGAAGGCGCTTGGCAACGACCTTGACGACCAGAAGGCCGAGCGCTTCGACGCGCTGGAGGCCGAGGTGCGCGCCCTCGACGGTAAGATTGCCCGCGCGGCGAAGCTGGCCGAATTCGAGCGCCAGGCTGAAACCGTCGACAACCGCTTTGAGGCCGAGACGCGTGACTTCAGCATCACCAAGGCGCTTCGCGAAGGCCCCGACCATCTGTCTGGCCGAGAGCGTGAAGTGCATCAGGAACTGGCCAAGGGCCGCGAAACCCGCGGTGTCATGGTTCCGACTTCGCTGATCCTCGGCGAGCAGCGCGCCATGCTAACCAGTGGCTCGGCTGGCGATACCGTCGCTACCAACCTTGGCGGCATGATTGATCGCTTGCGTCCGTCCCTGGCCGTTCAGCGCCTTGGTGCTACGGTGCTTTCTGGCCTGACCGGCAACCTCGATCTGCCCAAGCTGACGGGCGGCCCGTCTGCATATTGGGTTGCGGAAGACGGCGCCACCACGGCTTCCGACTCCACCTTCGACAAGGTCTCGCTGGCGCCGAAGACGGTCAGCGGCGAAATGTATCTGTCGCGCCGTCTGGTGCTTCAGAATAGCGTTGCGCTCGAGAACGTGCTTCGGTCGGACCTCGCCTTCGTTCTCGGCCAGGCGCTGGACAAGGCGGCTATTGCGGGCACGGGTGCATCGAACCAGCCTTCCGGCGTGACCACTCTGGTTGCGGAGTCCGCCACGGCGTCGACCGCCTATTCCGATATCGCGGCCGACCTGATCGCCGATATCGAGGCCGACAACGTCGACGGCACGGGCGGCTTCCTGTTCGACAGCTACGTACAGAACATTCTGCGCAAGCTGAAGGAGACGTCGACCACCCTGCCGATTCCGATCTCCGCGACGCTGCATGCCGAACCTTCAGTCATGTCGAACAACGTGCCGCTGGTCTCGACCGAGCATCCGTTTATCTACGGCATCTGGTCAAACTTGATCCTGGCTTATTGGTCTGGTGTGGATCTTCTGGCCAACCCCTACAAGGACGCTTCGAAGGGCGGCCTGTGGCTGCACGCCTTCCTCGACGCCGACATTTCCGTCCGGCACGAAGAGGCGTTCGCCTGGAAGGGCGTGGCCTAATTCATGAGCGCCGTCAGCCTTGAAGACGCGAAGACACACCTTCGCGTCACCTTCGATAGTGATGACACGTACATCACATCGTTGATCGAGGCGGCTGAGGCTTACGTGGCCAAGGTGGGGGTGTCATTCGACACCCCCGTTCCGGCCCCGGTCCTCCATGCCGTCAAACTTCTCATTTCGCACTGGTACGGCGCGCGCGATGCAGCCGGCGAGAAGCCGTCGCAAGCCATCGAATTTGGCGTCAGCGCACTGATCGCACCCTATCGAGAGCAGGAAATCTAAATGGAAAAGCGACAAGCAGTAGAGCTTAGAGCCGAAGGCAAGCGGCTAGTCGGTCACGCGGCCGTGTTCGGACAAGTAGCGCGCATTGCCGACTTCAATGAGACTATCGCGCCCGGCGCCTTCCAGYGGTCACTAGCGGCCAGCAAGGACATCCTGGCGCTTGTCGWCCACGACACCGGTAAGGTGCTTGCAAGAACTGCGGCAGGTACGCTGCGTCTTTCAGAAGACGAGCGCGGGCTGGCGTTCTCGATCGACATGCCCGACACAAACCTTGGCCGGGATATCCTTGCGATGGCAGCCAGTCGCAACCTTGGCGGAATGTCGTTCGGCTTCACGGTGCCGGAAGGCGGCGAGGAATGGCGAGGCGACAACCGCACCCTGCGCAACGTTACGCTGCACGAAATCAGCGTTGTGCAGTCCTTCCCAGCTTACGACGGCACGTCCGTGTCGGCCCGTTCCCGCCAGAAGCGCACCGCGACCGATCGCCGAATTGCGCGGCTTGAGATGGAGGCGCCGCATGTGGCCGTTTAAGAAAGCCGAGACGCGCATCGTCACGTCCGACCCGTACCTTGGCGAATTCCTCGGCGCCCGCTTTGTCGCCCGCGCCGACATCGAAAAGGCTTCCGGCCTGGCGGTTGCGCACCGTTGCGTTTCGGTCATCGCCGAGAACCTGGCCGGTGTTCCCCTGGTGCTTTACAGGAAGACGGACAGCGGCGGGCGCGAGCCTGCTACCGACCATCCATTGTTCAGCGTGCTTAGCGACGAAATCGCGCCTGGCGTGTCGGCATTCGACGGTCGGGAATGGTTGCTGGCCAGCCTGCTTGTGTACGGCAACGCGTTCGCGAAGATCGTGCGCAACGGCAGGGGCCAAGTCACTGGCTTGGTGCCGCTCATCACGGGCGCCGTCACGATTGAACAGCTTCCCGCGTTCAGGGTCCGCTATCAGTACCAGCCGATCTACGGGCCAGCCGAGACCATCTTGCAGGACGAGATGCTGCACATCCGCTATCGGTCTATGGATGGCATCGTCGGGCGCTCGCCAATCCAGATTGCGGCTGCAACATTCGGGCTTGCCGTTGCCCAAACCGATCAGGCTGGCGCACAGGCTGAAAACGCCTTCCGGCCGGCCGGCGCTCTTGTGTTCCCGGACAAGTTGGCCACTGGCACGGGCACCGGCACGAAAGACAGCATCATCCAGAAGTTCAAGGAACGCTTTGTTGGCTCGATGAAGGCCGGCGAAGTGATGATCCTCGACGGCGGCGCCAAGTTCGAAACCTTCAGTTTCAATTCCAAGGACTCGGAATTCTTGGAAAGCCGCAAGCTGTCCAATCTCGATATTGCCCGCGTTTACGGCGTGCCGCCTACCGTGGCTGGCATCGTTGATAACGCGACGTACAGCAATGTCGACGGCGAAAGCCGTGCCCTTGTGCAGCGCTGCCTGGCACCGATGGCTAGGCGTGTAGAGAGTGCCATGGCAATCGCGCTCCTGAGCCCGGAAAGCCGCAAGACGCTGTTCTTGGAGCACGACCTCGATGACCTCATCCATGGCGATATCGTTGCCCGGTACAACGCCTACAGGGTCGGTCGCGAAGGCGGCTGGCTTTCCGTCAACGAGATTAGGCAGACCGAGAACATGGCCAAGATCAAGGACGGGGACTCGTATGTTCAGCCCTTGAACTACGGCGCCTTGGGCGCGGCCAACGATAACAAGGCGACCATCGGAGCCGCGGCATGACGAGTGCTGTAGAGATAAAGCGCCAGCTTTCCGCTATGGACGCGGTCGGCTGGTCCATGGTGGGCCTGGAGGCCGATGGTCCCGGCTGGCGACGGTATATGCGCGATGACGAGCACCCTCGCTTCCTTCGCCTGTATCGAGGCCTTCGCGATCTCCTCGTAAATGAGGAGGTCGCAGCATGACGCAGCCAGGGGAACTTCGCGAAGTCATCGACCTGCAGGCGCGTACTGTGATCGATGATGGGTACGGGAATGAGGTGGCCGGCCCGTACGAAACCCAATGGTCGGCGCCGGCTCGCATTCAGATCCTGCGCGGAACGGAGACCGTCATAGCGGCCCGCCTGGCAGGCACACAAACRCTCGCCATCACCATCAGATGGCAACCCGCGGTCGCGGACCTGACGGCCGATTGGCGGGCCGTGAATGCCCGAACTGGAGTGGCCTACAATATCCGATCCGTTGAGCCGGACGAGCGGCGCGCGTGGGTCAACATCCTCGCAGAATCAGGAGTTGCATGATGAAATTTCGTATCAGTGGAATGACCATAAAGCCGGAAATTGACTACGGGTATCGCACCGCGCACATGGGCAGCGGCGAGATAGTTCTGCCCGAAATCAGGGCAACCCTCCGCGGCGTTTCGTTGTGCCATCGGGACGGCGAATTCTTTGCCTTCGCGCCGCGGCCGGACAAGGGCGGTTTCGGCATTCAGTGGGATTGCAACAGCCCGTGGGCGAAGTCGGTTGCCGCTGAGATGGCGGAAATGTTTAAACGCATGGGTGGCGACATGCCGCCCACTACCCCGGAAAAGGCAGAGAATCGCGCCAATGGTCGTCGCCGTATAGACGAAAAGCGAAAGCAGGATGACGTCCCCCGTGACCATGTGACCGGCAAGCCGATCGGTACCGATCCTTTCGACGGCGAGCCTGGCGAGATCGAACGCCGCGTGGTTCCCTTCGACCTTGTTTCCATCGATGGCAATCAAGTCGGGGAAGACGACGCAGAAGGCTTGCACCGCGTGCTTGGCGTCGATGCCGTATCGGAGACCTGCGCCCGTGCCGGCCTGTGA